AGTTTGCCTTGCTCATCAATAGGCCGAAGTTTCGCATCCAAATCCCCTAAGTGTGGAGTACAGCGCAAATTGCCGTATTGAATAGTTTTCTGAGGTTTAGCTCGACAACTGATACAAAGAAGATCCTTTCTCCCGCGTTTGTCTGCTGCAACAGCCCAAACAAAGCCACACCTGCGACAAGCAACCTGATTCTCTTCCACAAAATCAGTTTAGATTATCTCCACTCCTTATGGACAATACGAGAAAACTTATCTTCAGCAATAAAACGAGTAGAACCACCAGCAGTAAAACGAGAAGTACCAAACTTCAAAATAATCTCACTACCAATACCAAAAGGATCATCTCCCTCAATAAGAGAACGAATAATGTAAAAAATACCTACAACATCTCTCGCATACTTATCACTTCCAGCAATATCGCTCGTACCAGGCACTTTCTTCTCATTGATAGTCTCGGGTTTACGCAACTGCAAACCAGTAATAACAGGCAAATTGACTCTCATAGTCATCTGCTGCAAACGAGTAGAAAGCGCAGCATGCTTCTCAGCATCATTACCACGATGATTAGGAACAGTCATAATCTGCGCATAATCAACAAAAACAGCATCCAAACCATCAAGCTTCTTACGAGTACGCTCAATCAACTTATACAAATCAGAAACATCACGATCAGGACTAGAAACAACAACCAAATTATCTGGCAAAGAATCCTTAGCATTACGAACCTCTTGACGCTCAAAATCAGTCAACTCATTCTTAGCAATCAAATTAGAATCAATACCCAAAACAGAAGCCAAATACCGGTCATAAACCTGATGCTCATCCATCTCATAAGAAACAAACAACACCTTACATCCCTGCTCAGCGAGCTTACGAGCAAGATGCAACATAACCATAGACTTACCCTGCTTCGGCCTACCAGCAATACCATACATTCCAGCCCGCCAGCCACCACCCAACAACCTGTCAATCGAAGGCTCACCAGAAGGAATCAAAGCAATCCCCTCTTCACGAGTCCTAATATGTTCATCAAAATCTTCACGAATCGTATTCAAAACATCAACAGACTCAACAACAGAATTAGCGTCAGCAATTGCCTGCACAGCTTCAGCCAACACATCAGGATTCTCCAAAATACGCTTAGCCTGCAACTCAATCTCACGAACCTGCCAACGCTCCAACAACAACTGATGCCAGAAAGTCAAATCAACCAAACCAAAAGCCTTATCTTCCCAACAAGACAAAATAGCCACATTCAACTCAGGATTCTTAAACTTTTGCTGCGCCCGAACATGAATAGTAAACCGGTCATAAGGCTGACCAGACTCAACCTGACCCAAAATCAACTGCATAATAGTCACCATCTGCGAATCAGCAAAATACTTCACATCCCAAGATAAAGCAAATAAAGCCTCATCCCCCAACTCCATCAAACCACCCAAAACACGGGACTCATTCAAACGATCAACATTCATCAGTAACTTCTCTTTCTTAGCTCAGCAATTTCATCAATCTCAGGTTTAAACATCTTCCACTTCTCAAAGTTCAGCCACGCATCAGGTTCAAGTATTTCCCTATTAGCCCGCGAAGCGGTAACAAGTAAATCCTCGCTAGCGTTCTTTAGGAGCGCTTTAGTCCAGGCACGATAAACCTTCTCTTCAGAAACAGTGGCATGCGGAAAACTCTTCAAAAAATCAAAAAACGCTTCTTTGTTTATTTTTTTAATATTTGTTTGTTTAATAGCGGTTTGGCGTGTATCGTGATTACCTGTTTGGCGTGTAGTCAGGATAGCGGTTTGAACGGTATCTATACGACCGTAATTCAAAAGATATTTGTTGGCCTTCATTTGGCCTTGACGCTCAACAATAAGACATCCACGATCAACCAAAACTTTTATGGCTTTATAGACAGTATCAATTCTCTTAATGCCTATTTCGGCTGCAAGAGTTTTCTGCGACAAGTGTGGAGTTGGATAATGATGAGCAATCTGAATCAGCACAAGTCTTTGAACAAGAGTCAAATCTTTAGGTGCTTTATCAAGAACTAACTTGACAGCCTCAAAACTGTTATTCGGTTTATTCATTTAGTTTGTCCTAACTTTGTCCTAAATAACTAAATCTTGCAAAAGTATTCTTAACGCCATCTCAGCCTGCTGGGGAACAACACCATTACCACAAGCCTTCAACTGATCGTTACGCTTCAAACCAATCTCAGGGCTAGTAACCCAACCTTCAGGCAAACCCATCATCCACTCAGTGAACTCGGCAGATAACCGGTGCGCACCATCTTTACCATCAGGCTTAGTCGGGGCAGGAGCAGGCCTAGTTAGGGCTTCCCAACGCCTAATAGCAGGCTCAAACTTCCCCCAATTGATAGTTGTTCTGGCTAAAGTTGGCATTGTCATATCTCCGCCTTCGGCAGCAATTTTGTCCATAGTTTTTTGATTCCTTCTCTCATAACCATCCGAGGCTCTTAGTGTCGGTAAAAGTTGAACCTGATCTTCAATGCGACTCTTGGGCGCACCTGCTTCAACCTGTTTGGCAGTAGAAGCATTAGCAGCCGAAGTTCTAGGAGTGCCAAGTAAAACTAAATCAACAGCAACATTAGGCAAATCAACCTGATGCCCAGAATCAACACGCTCCTGAGAACTCTTCAAATTACCCTTCACCCCATCTAAAGCTTTAGGAGTTGGCATCAGTATTTCCCCCCCCCGAATAGCGTTGAAGATACATCTTGCGAGAGTGTCATTTTGAAGTCGGTCAAATCTGATTCTTTCTGCTCGCCCATCCTTATAGTCCCTTCTGGTCGGAGTCGGCAACAACATCATCATTCGTAATCTCCATCCTTACAGCAACGCCAAGGCTTGCACCTGGCATCCCTTTAGTTTTCCCATCAACAAAATCCTGTCTGCGCTGCAAATAATCTTCAACAGGCTCATCGTGATTGCGAACATGCCCAACAGTCGGAGTCGGCATTAGTTCAAGCCCCCCCCAGAATTAGGGTTATCTGCAACACGAGAAACCTTTAGCCCCTGACCAGCAACCAAATCCATCACCTGATCACGAACCCCAACAGTATTGCCACGCTTCAACGCTTCAGCTTCACCAATAGCACCGCCAGAACCTTCACTTGCTTTGGGGGAACGCAACAATAAAGATTCTGAATCTGTTATGGGGCGCACCTGCATCGGCAGCTCGTAAACCACACCATCGCGCATCGTACCCGATGTCGGCCAAGTCTCCGAGAACAGCTCCCATTGCTCGAATAGGTTGCTTCCCTGCGATAACATCCAAATCTTCTTGACTGTATTCCATTCCATTATTGGCTTTTGCACTTAGCAAACCCCTTACATTCTCGATAATCACTAATTTAGGTTGTAACTCTTGTATTGCTCTAGCAAACTCAATCCATAAACCTGAGCGTGTTCCTTCTTCCAAACCTGCCCTTTTACCTGCCAAACTCAAATCTTGACAAGGAAAACCACCAGTCAAAACATCAACCGGCTCAACAGTTCTAAAGTCAACTGATCTAACATCCCTAAAGTTAGGGACACCAGGAAAGTGATGTTCGAGAATTGCACTAGGCGCTTTATCCCATTCACAATGCCAAGCAACTTCAGCATCAAGAACATTCATAACAGCCAAATCAAGCCCCCCATAACCAGAGAACAGGCTGCCAATTTTTAGTTTGCTCATTACGCTCCAACTTTCTTGCGGTCATACTTCTTAGCTTCCAGCAAAGCCAACTTCAACTCTTCAGGGTCAACAACAGTTTTGACTTCACGATTCACAGGCTTAGGGGTAGCAGTGTGTTTTCTTATGTGTCTAACATTTACACAATCTTGATGTCCACAAACACGCTCACCAGGTCTAAACAGCCCGCCAGTGTCATCTAAAGGCCGCCAAAGTTCATCAAGCTCGCCCTTATGTGGATAACAGAAAATCTTGCCCAAAATAGGGTGAATGTATGTAATACAGCGGGTTTCAACGCGCACACAATCAGCGCATAACTGCCAGTTCTCTTCCCCGCGAGACTTACGCTTTTCAATAGTTGTAGCAGGGATACCTTGCCCGCACTGATCACAGGCGTAATCAGTTGCTCTCAGCTCTTGTTCATCAACAGTTTTCTTGCGTGGCATAGAAAGTATCTAAGCACAAAAACTGCGAAAACACCTAATTTTGAATAAAAGTCATCAAAAAGTTTAGGCGAATAGTTTGGTCATTTAGCCTGGCAAGCGTTTTAGCCCGCAAAATAGGGTCATCAACGAGAACAACAACAAGTTCCCCCAACTCAGCAATATGAGCAGAGAGAATCCTAACTGTTTGCAGTAACTCCAGTGATTCCATCGGCCTTCCCTTTAATTGCTTCCAGAATAGCAGTCGAGGCTTTACCCTGTTTTGCTTCCAAATAAAGAGATCTCAAACCTTCAATGTCGTTGATGTTATCTAATGCTGCCTGCCAGTTTCGTGCAGGGGTAACATCACGCTTGACCTTGCTCATTTCTTCGCGTGTAGCCCTTTTATCGCCTGAATACCCTGCATTAGCCAAGGCTCTACCGATTGCGGAAGTCTCGCATACTTCAAGAGCCGATGTCTTTTGTGGAATCCCTGCCCCATCAATCTCAAAAGCCAAACCGGTAGCCTTAGCCAAGTTCTTCTCTTGATCTTCAGCAGTGAAATAGACATAAGCTTGAACAACCCAAGTTGAAATCTGTCGGTCTTGAGAAGTTGTAATGTTGCGGGTAATTAGTCTGCCATCAGGTCTGTCCTTATAGAACCTGGCAATTCTTTCGGCAACTGTTTCGTATTCAGCTAAGTTAAATTGAGCCATCTTCTTTATCCTTCTCGGTTGTTTGTTTTAGTTCACGCTCTTTGTTTGCGCAGTCATAACATTTATCGCCAGTTCTAGCACCATCAATACCCAACAGCAGGGCATCAATACCAGAATAAACGATGTTTTCAGTTGTTTCGCAGGTTAGACACTTGCTCATTTTCTTTTCTTTCTGTCAAGGTTTACAATCGCCCAGGCAGCAATAGCAATAATCGGGATTAGGACAAAACCGGTAGCAAGAATCAAACCAGTGTAATAAGGCAAATCTAGGGTCATTTATTTTTCGCTTTCTTGAATGTTAGGAATGGAAGCCCTGCACCGCGTTGAGACAAAGTAACAACAACTTCCCCATCAATTGTGCCATTTTTTGCCCCATTTAAGGCAGCAATAGTGCGAGACTTTAGCTCAGTAAAGTGAGTTTCAATCTTCTCTAAATCTGCCTGGGCGTTTAGCAGTTCAATGCCTAGAGTGCCTAACTCTTCATCAAGGGTTTCGATGGCAGGGGAAAGAGATCTAATCGTTTCATAAGTCGAGTCAGAGCCATCCCAGTCAGGTTGCTCATCAGAGAAGATACGAGTGCGGAAATCAAGAACTCGGTGATAGATAGCCTGAAACTCAAACTCATCCCAAAGAACTTCATATTCCTTGTATCTGCCTGCATTGACTACCGCGAAAACTGAGCGCTTGATGTCAAAAATCCACATATACCAAAGCACTTGAGAGCGGTAATGCTCAGGGACAGCATCCCAATAGGTTGCTGTATGTTTTATCTCAAGAATGTAAGGCTTACCAAGCTCATCAAAACAGAGAGCATCAGGGTTAGCATGCGCCCAAGTCTGCTCTTTATGCGCATAAGTCCCAACTTCATAAACTTCATGCTCAGGATGTTGCTCCTGATAGAGCGTGCGAATTGCTGGCTCAACAAGCTGACCCAAACGCATCGCAGTATTAGGTTCAAAACTTGAAGGCAATCTGCCGGTCTTTTGCGCCCATAAAGTAATTGCCGAAGTGAAAGGGGACAAGCCAAGAATTGCGCCTATCTCACTGCCTGAAATAACACCTTGCTCATCTCTAAGCGCATGCCATTCAGAGCTGTTGTTCTCAAAATTACCAAGAAACTTTGCTTGTATCTCATAACTGTTTTTATTGATTGTTTGCATGTCTATACTCTAAACATGACCGCTGACAACTTTAGATTAGATCAGGCCACTATCGAGCTGCATGAAGCAATTATGGATAATGGTGGCGTTGAATGTGAGCAAGTGCCTGATGTTTTCTTTCCTGAAGAATGGGCTGCACGCGGGGCTAGTCAATCAACCAACATGTATAACATGGCGATAGACACTGCCCGTCAAATCTGTATGCGATGCCCAGTTATGGATAAGTGCCTAAGAGTTGGCATGGCTGAAGATTATGGTATTTGGGGCGGAACAACACCTAAACAGCGCAGGCAACTAAAGAAAGAGCAAGAACTCTAATCTTTATCTCTACGAATCGGGTAAGTCAAAACCCAGATAGCAGTAGAAGCAATAATGCAATAGCCGATAACAGTTTTAGCAGTGCCTTCCAAAACTATCCAGGCAATAAGCATGCCCAGTAAAGTCCAAATCTGGCCGATAATATCTTTCAGAAAGTTCATCAGTTTTTTCTCCTTGTTGTTGAACCTGATCCACTAGCACCCGCACTAGCAGAAGCCTGAGCTGAAGCAACAGCCTGAGAAGTCGCAAACTGACTAATCTGAGTTAGCACAATTGCTGCAACAATCTCTTTCTTCGCTGTTTCTCTAACCTGCGGGGACATGTCAGCCCCAACATTTCCCATAAAGTTCAAAGCATCAGTCAAGGCAACAATAGAAGCACCAAAAACAGGGATGTTAGCTATCTCTTCAGAAACTTGAATGTCATCTTCCTGAGCCTTTTCCATCAAATCATCTAACATAACCTGATATTGCTCTTCAGGGGTCAAAACTTCAGGATAAGTAACAGGCTCATCAATAACAGGCTCTTTAGGCGT